ACCGTTGCCCGGAGTTCGGGCGGATAGACCCGGCGAGTTTCCCGGACCGTTTCGGGGCGTCCTCTTGCGCCGCCGATGCGACGACGGCCGCTACCTGCTTGTGCGCGGTTTTCAGGTCGTCGAGGTCACCGGCGGCGGTTCGGAGGGCGCGTCGGAGTTCTCGGCCGCCTTCGATTCGGATGGCCGAGAATCCCACAACGGTCAGACCTTCGTAATCGAACCCTGGACGGGCAGGGAGATGGTGAAGGCGAGGGGATCACCGGCGGCGCCGCCTGCCGGTGGTTTCCGGCCGGATGCTTCACACGTGAAGTCGACACCGGCGATCTCGAGGACAGCGGTGAGGGTCGTTTCAGCGTCGGCCGACGCCCACAGAAGGTCGCACAGGCTTGAGGCGTCGCCCCAGTCCTGATAGCCCTCGAGGATGAGGTTGTAGGACTCATCGTTCGAGGTGTAGGTCCCACAGAACGTCTTGACGGTGGTTTCGGAGTTCGTGGTTTCCAGGCGGGCGTTTCTGACCTGGCATTCGTACTGGGTGCCCTCGAGGGAGAGGGTGAGGGTGGAGATGAGGGTGGGGGCTGGCATTAGGGGGCTCCTTTAGGGGGCGGGGACGGTGGGGGGGATGGTTACTGGAACTGTGAGGGTGAGACCGACGGCGTAGATCGTGGCGTCACCGAATCGGGCGGGGCCGATGTTGACGTCAACGGCGAGGGGACCGGCCCAGGCGATGAGGGTTTCGAGGTCGTCCTCGAGGGCGGCGACCGCGGCCGGGGTGGCGGTTTGGGTCGACGAGATGGCCGAGACCCGGAGGTGATAGTCCCAGCGGGCGTAGCCGGACTCTGCGATCGGTTCGGAATCGTCGGGGGCGACGATCACGCAGGGCACGACCGGCGATGCGGGGACCCATTCGTAGACCTTGCGGGTTGGGAACAGGTCCTCGAGTTCGGCGACGAGGTCGAGGCGGGCGGTGGTGAGTGGTGACGTCATCCGACGAGACCGTCCACCGACACCCAGGGGGCGAGGAGGGCGCCGTAGCGTTTCACGATTACGGAGGTGATGTTGGCGGGCACCTGTTGAGTCCAATCGACCTGGAGGGTTCCGTCGACACCGGTTCCGGCTTTGTAGAGTTCCGCGGCGACGTACAGCACGACGGTGACCACCGCGTCGGGAACGGCGAGAAGAGGCTCGCCCTCATCGTCGACGAGGTTCACAACGTTCGCGACCATTGAGGTCGCGGTGTAGGTGAGGCGGTCCGCGGTTCCGGCGTCAATGGTGGCGCCGAGATGTTCCTCGAGTTCCTCGGTTGTGATCCACGGCGGGGTAAGTGACACGGCGGCGGTCCTGTTCGGAGGGGGCACCCCCGGCCTCGGTCGTCCTCGAGGCCGGGGGTGATACTGACCGCCTACCTTCCCCGATAGGCGGCCAGTTCAGGCGGTTACGACAGGTCGGCCCAGGCGAACGCGCCGGGGTACTCGACGGAGAGGGCGCCGTAACCGACGACGCCGACGTCCACACCGGCGACGGAGACGTCCACGGCGCGAATCTCGACGGGTGAGCCGGGACGCTCATACCATGTTGCGCCGAGGGCGGAGCCGAGGAGGGCGGCACCGGCGGGCAGGTCCCGGTCGATCATCACGGTCAGACCGTCGGCCGACAGGGTTGGAACCATGCTTCCGAACTGGACTCGACCATCCCAGAACGCGGGTCGGTCCTGGTCGGCGAGGCTGATCCATGCGGGCAGGAGGTCCCAGGCGAGGGACAGGAACAGCGGCCCGGCGGGGGTGCCTTCGGGGTCGAGGGCGCCGATGAGGCCGGACACGACGTCGACGGGCGACGACGACGCGACGGTGGTCGCGGCACCGGCGGCGGTGATGAGGCCGGAGGTCACCGCGGCGTTGGTCTTGCGACCGTATGAGATCGCGAGGGCCTCGAGGACCGCTTGGATGGCCGACGGGTCGGATCGGTCGATCGCCTGGAGGGACAGTTCGTTCGCGCCGCCCCAGGTGCGCACGGCGACCTCCTCGAGGGTGATTGTTGCGGCCGTCGAGTCGAGTTCGTCGAGTTCGTCGACCTGCTCGTCCACGGTCGGCGTCGCCGTCCACTTTGGGTACGTGACCTTCATCCCGACCGGTGGGAGGGCACGCGACCGGATCGCGTTCAGGGTCGGGCGGCCCGGGTTGATGAGGCCGACGAGTTCGGGAATGTACGCCGGGGGCACGATGCCCTCGAGGTCGGTGGTGGTCGATCCGGCCAGGGCGGCGCGAACCTCGGAGATGGTGAGGTCGCCACGGTTCGCGGATGCGATGAGGGACGCAGCTGCGGCCAGGTCGACGGTGCGGGTGGCCGGGCGGCCGGTGTGGGGGATCGGGGTGGCGGCGGTCAGGACCGGAGCCTCCTCGACGATTTCGGGGGTGGATTCGGCGGACACGGTGGTCTCACTTTCGGGGGTTTGGTGGGGTTCGGGTTGGGGGTTGGGTGTTGCGAGTTGTGCGGCGACGGCGAGGGTTCGGGCGTCGTCGAACGCGGGGAGGGCCACTTGGGAAACCTCATTGAGGTGGGAGGCGGAGACCTCGAGGGCGTCGGCCGAGTGTGTGAAGTCGGCGAGGGTGACGCCGACCGACAGGCCGTCGCGGAGTTTCTCCGCGGCCTCGAGGAGGGCGAGGTCCCCGGCGGCGGTTTCGGGGATTCGGAACGTACCGAACAGGCCCGTGCCGTCGTCGTGGGCGTCGACGAGGTATCCGATCGGGGCGGCGGTGTCGTGATCGCGCAGGAGTTTCACGCGGGAGAGTTCGTCGGGGAGGTTCACCGATCCGGCGGCGAACCTGGTCGGTCCGGCCGAGGTGTGGCCGATCGTGTCCCAGGGGACGAGGCGGCCGGTGATGGTGCGGCGTTCGAGGTTCGCGGTGATGTTGACGTGGAGGGTGGCGGTGAGGTGTTCGGTCATCGGGTGACTCCTGGGAGGGTTGGGAGGTTCTCGAGGCGGCGGACCTCGTCGAGGGTGAGGAATCCGGCGGCGAGGGCTTTTGTGTAGGCGTCGTATCGGGCGGCGGTGTCGGATCGGAGGAAGTCGTCGAGGGCGAACCGGACCCGATGGCCGCGTGGGGTGACGTCGCCGAGGGATAGGCGGGTTTCGATCGCGACGAGATACGGGCGCAGGGTTGTGTCGACGAGGTCGCGGCGTTGCCCCTCAACGGTCGAATAGGTGAGGGAGGAGTTCGTGGGGGCGTTGAGGTAGCGGGTGGGGACGTTGAGGAGGCGGGCGATTTCGGCGACCTGATGGTCCCGGGATGGGACGAGGGCGAGTTCTTCGGAGTTCCAGGACTCCCGTTCGTACCGAAACCGGCGGTTCAGATAGCCGGTGGTGCGTTTCCGGCGGCCGGTCTCCCACGAGTTGAGGAGTTCGGTCACCTTGTCGGGGTCGAGGTCGGGGCCGTCGTCGTAGATGATGCCGGTCGGTAGGTCGGTGGCGGCGATACGTGACACCGCGGCCTCGAGGACCAGGGCGGTGCGAACGGCGCGGCCGCCGGTTTCGATTAGTCCGGGCCAATGGGCGGGAATGACGATTACGTCGCGGGCGGGGACGTCCTGGTCGCCGATTGTGTACGGGCCGCCGTCATAGTTCGGGGTTTGGACGTTCTCGTATGGGACGTAGCGAAGGTTCGCGGGGTATCCGTCGGCGTAGCGGGCAATCGTGACCAGGTAGGCGACCGGCCATAGGATGAGGTCCTCAACGACTTTCGTAATGGTCGCGGAGGTGGATTCGGCCGGATCGAGTTGTTCGGTGAGACCGTAGGGGACCGCCTCGTAGTTCGCGTTGTAGCGGCGGAGCGGGAACGTTCCGATGGTTCCGGCGATCACCTGGATGCCCTGGGCGACGGCGGGGACTCTCCACGCGCCCGGGCGGGATAGCGCGAGGTCAGGAATGTCCGGGATCGTGACCGACTGGAGGTAGCCGGACGTGGTCGTGGACAGAACCGCGGCCGATGCGGAGACGGAGGCGCGACGCGTGAAGAGTCCCACAGTCCTCTAGTTTTGTGTGCTATGCGACCGTTTCCGTCGATCCCGTGGACGGGGTGTCGTCGACGGTGTCGGTAAGGAAGGCGGGGAGGGTGTCGTCGACGGGTGTCGGTGGCGCTTGTTTTTTGGTGATGCCCAGGCGGATCGCTTGGGAGGTTGCGCCGACGAGTAGGCCGCCGACGAATCCGGCGGCGAGGATGAGGGGGCGGGTGAGTTTCACGGGATGCTCCTTTAGGCAAATCGGATGACGGGGGCGGGTTGAGGTTTCTCGACGCGTGTCGCTTCGGCGACGACCCACACAAGGGCGCGGACGGCGTGAACCGATGCGCCGGGTACGGCGGTCCCGACGAATAGGCCGCCGTCCCGAGGGCGGGCGGTGGTGCGGCCGAGCTGCTCGGTGAGTAGCGGGTTCCCGTCATGGGCGACCATGCCGGTAGTCACGGCCTGTTCGACGAACGTCGACCATCCCCGGATTTCCCGGTCCCCGACGACGCGGACGGTGTCAGGAAGGTCCCAGGGGGCCCGCTGGGGGAACAGGGGAGGGAGCAGGACCGTTTCCCGGGCTCGGATTCGAGGTTTCAGGAGCTCCCAGAGTTCCGTTTCGGTTTCGGCGGTGGTGGTGGTAACGAACACTCGACCGGTCGTCGAGGGTTGACCGGTCACGATCGCGAACCCTCCACCGGTGCGGTCCTGTTCGATCGCCGTCACGGGACCCCGTTTCGGGTCGGGGTCGAGGGGTTTCGATTCGAGGGCCGCCCACAGGCCGATCGGATACCACGATCGCTCGGTTTGTACCCATCGGTTCAGGTTGGCCCGGTAGAACGCGGCCCGGTTCGGGTTCCTCGAGGCTTCCCGGAGGGCGTCGACCTGGATGGTGCGACCCATTCCCGGGTTCGCCATCGCCCAGGTGTTCGGGTCGTCGGGGTCGGCGTCATCCGGGGCGGACCATTCGAGGAGAAGATGCGACGTCGTCGAGGCTGGTTTGCCGGCGTCGGCGAGGCCACGTTCCCGCCACGATCGCATCGCCTGGGAGTTCTCGTCTCCGGCGGTGGAGAACATCGCGACGAGGGGTTGGGGGCGGGCCATCGTGGTCGGGAGGATGCCGTCGTCGAGGACGGCCGGTTTTATGTCCCATACCTCGTCGACCAGGAACAGGTCGACCGACAGGCCGTGGACGGCGTCGGTGGACGCTACGGGTTGGTACACCGATCCGTCGACCAGGGTGAGGCGTTCCCGTCCGGCCCCTCGGGACACCTTTTCGATCGACCCGGGTAGGTGTTCCTCGAATAGGCGGACCACGGCGGCCCATTGGTCGACGGCGAGGGACCGGGTGTTGGCGGCGTGAACGACGGTTTGGGGTCCGGCCTCGACGGCGTGGGACGTGATCCACCACACGACCAGGGCGCGAAGTAAGAACGACTTTCCGTTTTGGCGGCCGACGGTCGTGAGGGCCGTTCGGAACCGGCGCCGTCCCGGTTCGATCTCCTCGAGGAGACGTTGGGCGGCGTAGGTCTGCCACGGCATGAGTTCGAGCCCGATTCGTTTCGCGATCGCGGCAACCTCGGAGCCTTTTTTGAGTGCCCCCATAGTCGGCGTTTCGAGTCTCGGCCGGTTCTCCCCGGTGCGTTTCGTCCCGCCCCGTTTCGCGGCCTTTCCGCCCCGATCCGACCCCCCCGGGGTGGATTGACCAAAGG